ACCATATCCGCTCTTTAATTCCTCAAGGTTCTACACAAGCGCAGACTATTAGCTATGTAAAAGAAGCTAATGCTGAAGATGGCGCTGCTACTGTTGCTGAAGGTGCTACACTTGCAAAGTCAGATATTGACATCGTGGAAAGCACTGTGAAGTTAGAAAAGATTGGAACATTTATGAGAATCACAGAAGAGATGCTCGCTGATATTCCAGCCTTGACTTCTTTCCTTTCTGCTCGTGTACCTCAGCGTATTTTAGCTGTTGAAGATAACCAAATCCTAAACGGAGATGGAAGTTCGCCAAACTTAGATGGTTTATTTACAGATGGAACTGCTTTTGCTGAAGGTAACTTTGCTGATGCCGTTGAGTCTGCAAATGAGTACGATGTTTTAATTGCTGGATTAAACCAAATCCAATTAAACAACTATAAGGCGAATGTAATTTTGATGAACCCAACTGATTTACATAAAATCGTATTGTTGAAATCTACAGCAAACGAGTATTTGAAAAATCAAATTTATCAAGGTTTACAGCCATCTGTTGCTGGAGTGCCAATCGTAACTAACACAGCTGTAACTGCTGGGAAGTTCTTGATTATGGATAGCAACTCTGCAACACAACTTTGGATACGTCAAAACTTGGCAGTTGAATTCTCTAAGGATGATTCTACCAACTTTAGAGATGGTTTTGTAACTGTAAGGGCTACCGAAAGAATAGCGACTACAAACTACGAGCCTAAGGCTATCATTCAAGGTACGTTTAGCACAGCTAAAGCAGCACTTGAAACTCCATAATAAGTTTCATTTGTTTATTAATAAGAGGGGGGTCTTAATTGATTCCCCTTTTTTAGCATAAATAAAAAAAAGTAAAAAAAAGTTTGGTAGTTAAAAAATTCTTTATACATTAGCACTATAATTAATAACAAACAAAAACAATTTAAAACAAACATTATGAAACAAACAAGAAAAGTAGGAGTAGCAGGAGGGTTTATTAATCAAATGATGGGTAATAACTCAACAGTCCCAGTAGTAGGAAAAGGAGCAACTATATTGCATTACTCAGACCGTTCAGCATACGAGGTAATTTCTGTATCTAACGACTCTACAAAATGCACTATTAGAAAGATGTCTACTAAATTTATTGGAGACAGTTACGGAGATGAGCGTTATGAATACTCAAGCGACATAGAAGGTTCAACTATAGACTTAGAATGGAATGAGAAGAAAGGGTGCTGGGGAGAAGTTTACTATACTACAGAAATAATCAAATCTTTAGCTAATAGATTAAAGAAAGAATATGGTTGGGGATGGATAGATTATCTTCCTAATGGCTTGACTCGAGACGACTTGTTTGACAGCAAGGATGAAGACAACTATTACGACTCGTACAAAATTATTGAAGGCGTTACTAAACAATATAAGAACTTTAATAAAGTATCTGTTATCTTCGGAGTTTGTGAAGAGTACCGAGACCCATCATTTTAAAAATAAAAAAAAACAGGGGGAGGAAACTCCCCTTTTAAAGCAAACAAAATGGAAGCAAACAACTTTGAAAACTACGAAACAGAGTACTGGAAAATGTACAGTACCGAAGAACTAAAAGCTATAGTAAATAATTCAAAACTTTTACGAGCATTTAGGGAGGAAGCTAAAAAGCGTTTAGAGTATAGAAGTAAAAGAAAAGCGTTATGAATAAACTAAGAGCAACATACACAGGCGGACAAACTGACTATGAAATTGCAGTAGATTATACTTACTATTGGGATAGTGGTGACTGGGAAACACCAGCACACGCAGAACTAGAAGTAACGGCGTTTTATATTAATGACACAGAAATATCTATTAACTTTTACTATGAGTTTGTACACGATAAGTTAGAGGATTCTATTATTGAACACGCACAGGGTAATAAATAAAAATAAAAATGAAAAGAATACAAGACACACCGGAATATATAATTGTAAAGAGAATTACAAAAAAAGAAAGTATAAGGAACACTAGGAGGGTAATACTATACGCTGGATTATTTGTAGCATCTTGTTGGGCTTGGATGTATGCCTTAGTATTTCTTATGTTCTAAAAAATTGCTATATTAAGAAACCTTTTTTCATATTTAATTGTTTTGTTTAAGGCGCTCGATTTCGGTTGAGCGTTTTTTTTGTAGATTTACTTTCGTGGATAATAATCAAAGAGGCACTTACGCTGAGTATTTATTTGCTACGGAATGTTTAAAGCGTGGTTACAATGTATCTTTTCCTCTAATGGATTCTTCTCTTTATGATTGTTTAGTGGATACCGGCAATGGTATATTGAGAATACAAATAAAATCTACCACAAAGAAACCTTTCAAAAAAACATTTAAAAATGTACAGGTTATACTAGCGAACTCTAAAAGTAGCTACAAAAAAGAGTTAATTGATTACTTTGCTGTATGGAGTGACTATTATGAAGGTTTTTTTATATTTAAGAACAAAGGTAATATGCAAACAATAAGATTGAGCCTTACTGGTAAAAATAAAATTTATTTTAATAACTTTGTATTTGCATGAACTTTGTTAAGTTTTGTAATTGTTTTGTTTTGAAAGGCACTGATTTGTTTCGGTGCTTTTTTTTTATCTTTGTTTAAAATTACACATCATGAAAATTTTAATAAAAAAGGATGTTTATTCTGCAAAAGGTTGGAGGAAAGAAGGTGATATAATAACGCTGGATTTAAAAACAGCTAACTATTATATTGCAAAAGGAATAGGTGTTGAATATAAAGAAGTAAAAGTTGAAAGAGAAACAAAAGAAGCAAAGACACCAAGAAAAAGAACTACTAAAAAAGCCAAGTGATGCCAGAGATAAAAATATCTGCAACAACAGGAAGCGAAATTGTAACCGCTGCCGATGCAAAGACTTACATTAGAATTGATACTAGCGATGATGACACACTTTTAGGTACAATGATTGAGCAAGCGCGTATCTGGTGTGAGAATTACATAGGTAAAGATATTGTGGCTAAGACTAGAATTTATTATTTAGAATATGCTGATGACAGGTTTGAATTACCTTTTTCGCCAGTAGCCTCTATAAGTTCGGCAACTGTTGAAGGCGTTAGCGCTGAGTATGATACTTATGGCGTAGATAAAAATATATTTGAGCTGAAAAAATTAGCAGCTAAAGATATAAAAGTGACTTACACTACAAGCGGGTTAGATGATGCGCTTTTGCAACAAGCCATCTTGCAACTAGTATCTACATATTACGATAATAGAGCGGATTATGTTGTTATGCAAGGACTATCTTTTGTGGATATACCTACGGATGTAAAACATATTTTAGCGCCTTATAAAAATTCTTTCATTTAATGGATGCGGGAAAATTAGATACAAGGGTTGAGATTGTAACCCAAACCAAGACAGAAGATGGATATGGGGGTTTTACTTCTACTGAAGAGGTCACCGCTACATTTTGGGCTTCTGTTATAGAGGCGAAGGGTGATGTTGGTGGTGAAACTACTAGAAGGGGGCGTTACTTGTATGTAGATATTGTGATAAGAGATAAAACCATAGATGAATATAGTATAAATCGTGACACTATTTTTAAAATACAATCTGAAGAGGGTAAGTATAGAGTAATTGGAATGTTTGAAAGCTACAAAAATAAGTTTGTAAAAATTAGCGCCACTAAATTAGATTGATGGGCAGTATAAAGGCAAATAAGAGTGATTTAAGAAGGCTAAATGCAAAGCTAAGGCAAATACGTATAGGAACGGAGAAAGATGCCTTAGACAGCCTTAAATCGTTTGTTTTAAATTCTGTTGCTGATATACAAAAAGAATCACCAATAGATACTGGTAATCTTAGAAAAAGTATAAATGGCAATATGGTTAACAAGAATACGGCTATAGTAGAGTCTATCGCTTTGGGTGATGACAATTTTGATTACGCGCCTGTACAGGAGTTTGGAAGCGCTTTTAGAAGGGGTAAGCCATACTTTTACCCAAATGTATTTAAAAACATTAAAAAAATGATGTTTAAGTTAAAAGCTAAAAACAGAAGAACTGTAAAGAAATGAGAGAAGCCTTACACCATATTAGAAAAAAGTATTTTGATGCAATATCAAATAATATTACAATAGACAATTCTACTGTTCCAATATACAATAGGGTTCCATCTGCATCTGACACACCTTTCATAAAAATTTATAGCTACCTACAGGAAGAAATAGACCAAAACTCAACTACATTTATAAATGATTGTATTACTAGGATTGAAGTGGTTACTTCTTTTTTTGGTGATAATGGTGGTGAATATCAATTAAACTTGATAATAGATGGCGTTCTTGATATAGTAAGGGATAGAACAAATATAGATTTAACTTCTGAAGGTTTCAATGTCTATATGAATACTATTGATAAGATAAGATATTTTGAAGATGTTGAAAATGAAATAACCTACTTTAGGGCTATAATTGAAATCGCAAATAGAGTGGAAAAAATATAATTTATGGAAAATACTAAATATTTTAAAATTGAAGAATTTGATTGCCCTTCTGGTGATGCACCAGCTAGTGAGTTTATTAATGTTGATTTTATTAAAAAACTTAATTCCGCTAGGCATACAGCTGGTGTACCTTTCAAGATTAATTCTGGGGTACGCTCACCAGAACACAATGAGTCAATCGGAGGCAAAGATAAATCAAGCCACTTATCTACAACAGAAGGAGGCGCGTGTGCTGCAGACATTTCTGCAACAGACTCGGTGCAAAGATTTAAAATACTCAAATCTCTTATTGAACATAAATTTAACAGAATCGGAATTGCAAAAACATTTATCCATGTTGATGATGATAAAACAAAATCCGGTGGAGTTATTTGGCTATACTAATACTACAGGAACAACGCTATGGCTGAAGGAAGAAAAAAATTTAAAGATACACAAGTAGGCAAATTTCTTTTAGATAAGATACCTAATGTAGTGGGCGCTGTGGCTGGTGATAGTTTAGCGGGTAATGTAATACAAGCAATTATAGGAGGTTCTGAAATGAGTGATACAGATAAAGCTGTAGCATTAAAAAAGCTAGATTTAGAGAGGGCTGAAATAGATGGGATTACAAATAGATGGGTCGCAGATAGTAATAGTCAAAGTTGGTTAGCTAGAAATATAAGACCGCTTACTTTATCTATTCTTGTTTTAAGCTACGTTTTTGGTTGGTTTTTTGGTTTAGATACAGATAATACTAGCGACCTACTTACTTGGGTTTTATGTGGTTATTTTGGCGCAAGAACAGCTGATAAAATAGGTGTTAATTTTAAAAAGTAAAAAATGAGTACAAAACAACTTTATTCAGCAAACCATTTCCATAGAATGTCATTTGGCGATTTTGGGTTTAGGGTTTTAAGTGCAACTGGGACAAATACAACTCCTAGTGGTGAAAGATATTGTTTTATTGAGTCTTTACATAGTGCAACAACTATCAGTTTTACGAATAATACAGTAGGTGGCGACACTACAATTACTGATTTGACTTTAAAAGATTTTCATACTGTAAAGGGTGATATTTCAGATATTACTATATCTAATGGGGTTTGTATAGCATACTTGAGAAATTAGTAAATTTGTAAAAAATAAATTATGGGTACTACGCTTACTGGAAATAAAGTAAAAGATACATATAAGTCGCTGATAAAAATTACCGACTCAACAGAAGCTGGGTCAAGTGCGAAACAGTTATCTGATGGCGACGGAAATGATTTAGGTCTTTATG